CCGAAAATACCTCTCCAGTCAGACCAGCCGAAGCTGTATCTTTCTCTGGCTTTGTATTTAACGTTTCCAGTTTCAAAATCGCCTTCCATTTTAGTGGAAATAGCGGCTCTTTGGAAATGTTTTAATCCATTTGGAGCATCAGTTTTAATAAAGAATGCATCTGTATCAGTTAAGTAGTTATTAACTACATAACCTTGAGGAATCATTCCCATGCTCGCAACTGCATTTGTATCGTTATCCGCAGTTCCAACTCTTTGGCTAGACTTCATAAGTCTTTCAGCAGTGAATTGAAGATTTACTGGAATAATTAGTTTCATACCATTGAGAGCGACTTTTAAGCCTCTATCATCAGTAATTCCAGCAATGTCAATTAATGCTTGCTCAAGAGATGTCTCATTAAGGTCTGCAGCAGTTGATAGTTCGTTTTTAATGTTTCCGCCAGTTGATGGGTGAGCAGTAGAAAATAATTCTACGCCGTCTCCACCTGTGTAAGAGCTACTAAAACCGTTATTTAAAACGTTAGCTGCTTTTACTTGTTTAGCGTTACTCATTGAACGAGCAAGTGCCTTAGTATAACGAGAACTGATTTTATCGTAAAGGTTATCCTCTACGGCTTCTTCAGTGATTGCAAAAGCAAGTGCTATAGTTTCGTGAGTATAGCGAGCAGTAAAAGATTCACTAGCGTCATCAAATGCAACGCCTGTGCCTTCTGGTTTTACTGAAGCTGTACCGAAACCGGATAACATTACTTCTTCTTCAAAAGCACGATCAGAACTTTCTGTATCAAAAATTTCTGCGTGCTGGTTTTCATATCGGTCGTATTCCAAACCAAACAGAGCGTTAAGGCCCGGCTCAAGTTCTTTGACCAATTGTGATCTAGATATTGCCATTTATATGCTCCTATTACGCTAAAGTTGCACTCTGTAAGAAGAAATGCAGGTCTTGTGATGGAACAACATATGCGTTAGCATTTGCTGTACTTGTATCACTGTTGTTTGGATCTTTAGATATCCCAATTTGTTTCCATTGCCCTGTGGTAGCATTTGATGAAGTATCAATTTCCTGTGTTGATCTACCAGTATAAGTGCTTCCACCTACGCCTACTAAATCAAAACCAGCAAAATTTACTGCTTCAGTTACTGTTCCATCATGTTGGCCTTCAAAAATAATTTGGGGATCGTCGAAAACATAAGCTTCAATATCCGAAGCATTTGTGCTTGCTGGATAGTATTTAGCCCATGTTGGTTTACCTGTAGTGGGGTCCGTGTACTGACAACCATTAAAAACACCTAGAAAAATAGCATTAGCTGCTACTGTTTCTATAGTACCTGCAGTTTTATGCGATACCATCTGACCTTGATAAAGGGCAGTGTCATAGTTAGTTGTAATTCTGTACGTGTTATTACGGATTTCGCCACCAGTAAGATGTCTTACGGGTCTAAACCCGAAAGCTGCGTCTTGGTTAGCCATCGTATTTTCCTTTTTTTAAAGGGTTAAGTTTTTAATTCGATGGACAGAAGAGCTAAAAAATTATTTCTTCCGGTTACCACCGAAGGTTACACGACTTTGCCTATCTGGTTTAGAGATTGGCATGCTAGGGTGTTGTTCCTTTAATAAATCGTTTGCCATGGCTTCCTCTTTATCTCTCGCTTGTTGCGTGAAATATTCAATTCTTTCATGTACGATCTCTTCCGGGATCTTAGCTAGCATTAAACCACCAACTCCTATTACACCTTTATATTTTCCATCCTGTATACTTGGATATTCGTCTTCGTAAGAATCTGCTCTTACTAATTCGAAGCCTTCTCTTAATCTAGCTGAAAGATTTTTATTATCTTCTAGCCCTAAAGTTTCAGCTCTTATCCATCTGTGTTTAAACCCAGCGGGTGCAGGTGGTGCATCTAGGGATGACGGGGGTGCCCATGGTTTCCTACGAGTCGTTTTCTCGCGGGATTGGACAGCGCGTGGAGTCTTACTTGTAACTTTTAATTTATCATTCATATGCCTACTCCTTCACGTATTTCGCATATTCTTCAAGTGGCACACCTAATTTTTTAGCAATTGCTACTTGAGATGGCGTGAGTCTCACTGTTTTGCGCCCAGTTCTTGTGGTCCTATTTGCAGAGGCAACAGTTTGAGCGGGTTTGTTGCTTCCTTGGACTTCTCCTCCCTCATTAAATTTATGAGGAAACTCGTTCCGAAGCCTTTTGTCAATTTCTTCGTAGTATTCATCGGTCGTAGGATTATATCCTTCTTCCTCCACAAGTTTCTTGTGAATACCAAACGAAGCATATGTCATAGCTTCATCTTTACCAAACCACGTATTTTTTTCAGCCCAAGATTCTGCTTTAGGATCTGGTTGAGTTCGTGGTTGTTGTACTTGATTTTGTACAGGTTGTTGAACTGTAGTCTGTCCAGCATTTTCTTGAGATTTTTCATATAATTTTCTCTGCTCTTCAGTAGCTTTAATACGCTCTTCTTCAATAGCTAATCTAGCTAAAGCTTGATTTGCTGCTACTTGACCATCTACATCTCCTTTTGCCATAGCTTGTTTTAAGGCTATTTTCGCTGATTCTAGTTCAGATTTAACTCTACCAGAAAATTCATTGACATAACCATCATCAAGTTTTGTAACTTTTGTTTGTAAATTATCACGTTCTTTTTTAACTTGTTCAGCAAAACTAAGAGCTTCTTTTTCTCTTCTCTCTGCTTCACGGATTTTATAAGTTAATCTATCAATACGTTTTTTGACACCTTCACTATATTCTTCGCGTTCGTCTTTTTTTTCTTCCTTAACTTCTACTTTAGGTTTTTCTTTAGTTTCAACCTCTTTAGTATTAGCTTTAGAATCATCTAATTCAACATCAACAGAATTTCCACTGGTATCTATATCAACCATTGGAGTTGTTGCTTCCTTTAATGTTTCTTGTATTTCAGCCATGTCTTCCTCTCCGTTTTAAACGGTTAATGCGTGCAAAATATCTTCCGGATCGTCGATCGTTCCTAATATTTCATCATCGTTAAGTACGCGTAATTCTCCGCCATCAATATTAATGCGAGAGCCAGCGTAACGTGCAAATAAAACCCAATCTTTTTTCTTGCACCATGGTCCGTTAGGAAATTTGTCCTCGTCTTGATAAGCATCGGGTCCAACTTCCATAACCAAACCGCAGTTAGTTGCAATTTGAGATTCTGCTACAGTTTTATCTGATAAAATAATTCCACCTTTTGTTTTTTCTTTAGCTTTATAAGGTAGAACAATAATTCTCCAACCAGTTGGTTTAGGTATACTCATTTTTTCCAACGGTTTTCTTTTCTTTTCTTTTAATTGTTTTGATTGCTGAGCAGCTTTTCTTTGCTTTATTCGTGCCTCAGCCATGTGAGTAGGTAGTATAAGTGATTCAGTCATTTTGCTCCTGTTTCTTTAGCAGGTCCGAGAGTTCCTGTTCAATATAATTTAATGTATCAAGTTGACCTAAATGATTCTGATAATCATTCCAATCTTTTACTTGATTGTTGATTATTATCTCAGTTAGTTGGGTTTGTCTAGTTCTAATTATTTTAAATATTCTTTCTGCCAGCGTTATTGAATCCATTTTTATTTTTTTGCTGTTTTTGCACTTTGTTTAAAAGCTTTAGCTGTAGGAGCGCCTTTAGCGCCTACTTGACGCATTTTTTCGCCACTTCCTGCTTTTATTCTTTGCCTTTTTGCATGTATGTTTGAATATAATCCTATTTTTTTATTCATAATAAATCCTTTTAAACTATTTTTTTGTTTTTGTTTGCAAAATTTCTTGCTGCTGCGACACTTCCAAATCCCCATTTCTTTAATGCTAATGCTTTTCTTGTAGGAGAACCATCAGCGTTTTTCATCGGACCTTTCATTCCTGAAAAACGTGCTGCAAAAGAAACTCGTCGTGGATTTGTACCAGATGAAACTGGTTTTTTTACATTGTAGTGTTTTCTTCCAGCGTCGTTTAATCCACCTGTAGGATTTTGATATTTTTTAGCTGTCATTATTTCTTCTTAAATAAACCTACAGCTCCTTTCGCGCCCTTAATGCCGAAACTTGCTGAGCAGGCAATATATAATAAGTGTTTATAATAATCTGGGAGAGATTGCAAGGCAATAAAGCCATTGTGAATATGTTGTGTCATTCCGGGAAAAAATACGAGCGTTGCTGGAGCAAGTAAGCAAATTAAAATTAGCTCATCTTTCCAGCTCCCCTTCATTTGATCTACCGCCGATGCTTCCCAAGCCACTTTGCCGGCGATTTGATCTTGTTTTAATTTAGTTGCTGCTTTAACTTCTGTTACTTTTAATTCTGCTTTTGCCTTTTTAGTTTCAACGAAACCCTTGACGCCGTCAGCGACGAC